TGTACCGGCTTTGGTACCTGCTGGTGCTTCTACTGTAAGGCCTGAAGCATTTGGATGGCTTAGAACCTTAATATCGATGTCACAACGGAAATCCGCTCCAACACCTGCAGTTGCGCCTGCACTAATTACTGAAAACAAACGACGCATCCAAGCATAGTTTTGTGAGTTGTTTAGCATCACGCCGCGGCTAAATGTAACCGGGCTGAATGAAGTTTGACCAGGAAGCTGGTGAACAGTTGTGTTGTATCCACCTTCACGGTACTGAATTGATTCTGTTGCTACTGTTAAACCAGAAACAGACGTAAAACCCATCTTGGCATCAAATGACCAAGTTGGGGTTGCGGTACCTGAAGGGGGTAGAAATTCCACCAGGAACCGGAAATTACGTACTGGATCGGTTGCTAACGTAGATAATACGTTAGTAAATGCATTAGCCATTTTTTGTTATCTCCTTACGCCGTAGCGCTTCCGGTGATCTGCCCAATGCTGATCACGATGAACTCTGCTGGGTACTCCACAGCTACGCCAATTTCAATATTAACTCGGCCAGTAAGAATCTGCTGGGGAGTATTATTTGAGCTGTCGCATTTTACATAATAAGCTGCTGCTGGGGTAGCTCCTCGTAGACCGCCTTGTGACCAGTAGTCACGAAGAAAGTTACCTAAAGAAGTACGGATTTGGTTCCAGAGACGCTCACTATTGTTCTCAAAGACTGCGAAAGTACTGCGATCAGTCATTTCTTTCTTTAAGAAAATCATTGAACGGCGAACGTTAATGTAACGCTCACCTGGGGTGTTATTCATAGTACGACCACCCATGATTACTACACCTGCACCAGGAACGTTACGAATAGCGTTTACTGGAGCTGAGGCAACGTTTAGGGAGTCTAGCTCTGAGTTTGTTAGCGTACGCTCTAGAGCAACAGCGTTTGCAATACGTGTTCCAAAACCTGCTGGTGTCTTAAACACTCCGCGAGTAGCGTCAGTGTCTAAGTACTTGCCCATTGCGGCAGGTCCAGGAGGAAGGATACGAGTTGCTGCAGTAGCAGCGCTTAGTTGATCTGGAATTACTATCCATGGGAAGTATGTAGCTGTGTTGCCACCGTCTCCGGAAGCAGAAAATGCTGTTTTAACTTCTCCAGCATAAGTGATGGCTTCAGCGGCGGTTAATCCTGCTGGAGGATCAACAATTGCAAAAGCATCTCCTCGAGCTTCGGCATATGCGGCTACGTCACCTTGTAGAGCAATTGCAGCTGTACGAGCTGAGTTATCTCCACCGGATGCAAATGCATAAGCAGCGTCTGCGTTGTTAACTAAGAGGGGAACGTTGATAGTATCAAAAGTAGAAAGTGCAGTTGAGAAGTTACTACGAGTAGGGGTAGAACCGTTTGCACCACCAGTAAACGCTCTTGCTGATGCTACTGCTGGTTGATTACTTGGAGAAGCAGTGGCAGAGTTTAGATTAGTTACTGTTACATAACTTGAGCTTGAGTTTACATAAGACACTACATAACGAGAGTTTGTACTAGACATACTCAAGTCACTGAATTGTTCTACGATGTTATCCCCATCAGAAATCGTAAGATTAAAGGTTGTAGCTGATGCAGAAGTTATATCTGCTTTTAGGGAATTTCCCCACGTACCTGGATTAGATGCGTTGAGGGTTAGGGTAGAAAGAGGGGATGTTGCACGGTCAACAAGAGTGACTGTTGCAGCAGCAGCGCTAGTACCTACGACTCTTTTTACGTATACCTGACGTCCGCCGTTAGCGAAGAAGGCATAGAGAGCCCAGGTTGCTGGGTATGAATCTGATACTCCGCCAAATGTCTTTACAAAATCGTACCAGTTTGTAAGCAATACTGGTGCAGCTGTAGGACCTTTTGCAAATGTACCAACAAAAGCGCCACGAGATTGGCTAGTGTTGGCAGATTCAACTGTTTGAGGCAGGGCGACTTCATTAATGAAGACTCCTGGCCGGCTATATGTAGCCATCTGTTTTACTCCTTAGGTTGGGTTGGTTTTCTTTGGGTTACCTTATGATGAGGATATTGTGACGAAATCATTAGACTGGCTAGTAAGCTGGACGTTGGTTTCTGTTACTTCGATCATTTGTTCAAGAACAACAGGCAAGATTTCAGCGCTAATTCTAACTGTGTAAGCATTAGAAAATAGACGTTTACCATTTTCGTCTGTCGTATCTTTTTTTGTAAAACCCAGAAAATCTAAACGGCGAACCGTTCTATCTTCCGGGACTATTATTGCTCCATACCGTAAAGGTATGCGTTGTCCAGTAGCCATTTCTGCCATGATTTGTCGATCATGTCTAGGCTGACGTGCCCAGGTAGTGATCTGATAGTCAAGGTAGACTGGTATTGGGAACTCTGTCATGTACTGCTGAGTGGTATTAGCACCCTCTGGAAAATAAGGCATCTGGATCTCACCGCGATGAGATCTTTCAAAATCTTCGTTATACCCAAGAAAATCTATGGTCATATATGGATAGGACTGTACGCGGATTTCTAGATCCGGTTGTCCAAACCATACGCCTACGGGGCGAGCAGAGTTGCCGCTGTCGGAGACAGTTACTCCGGTGAGCATTAATTTTAGGGCTTTATCTTCATTAAGAATAAAAGGCATTAGAACATCGCCTCCAGTATTCCCTGGGCGTATGCAGAATCATCGATGTTGTTTAAAAATTTTCTTAGGACATAGCTTGGCGGGGTTTCCTGGGTGCCATACTCAAGATCATTAACTTTAGAGGTTAGGTAGGGTGGGTAGTAGATAACGTGCTCATTATTATTATTAATAATAGAAAGGTTATTTACGACCTCGGCCGGCCAGCCAGCATCAGAGCAGTATTTTTGTAGGGCAATTGTGGTTTTAAAGGTATCAAACCTAGCGCCCTCGTTTATAGAATTCTTAAGTATCTCCGCTAGTCTCATTTACGGCCCACGATTGCTTTAGAGATTAGACTTCCTGCAATCCAACCGGCTACCATTGAGCCAGCATGGAATTTGTCTAGACCTAAAACACCGCGGACGAATTGCTCTTTATCGGCTTCAGTTTCAGCACGAGCCATTCTATCAAGTAGATAAATCATAAAAAAACCTCCAAAGGGAGAGATGCGGGGTCAAGCTGCAGGGTTCCGGATTGCTCCGGCGTTAAAAACAAGGATAAATGAAAAAGCCCCCTTACGGGGGCTAAGTCAATAATTCTTTTACATACCCTTTTTTCTTACCATACTTGACTTCTTGGCCTTGCCTTTTGAGTCTTTCTTTTTGGAAAATTTCTTATTGGCTTCCTTTAGGGTCTTTTGACCGTGCTTGTTCATAGGCATTCCGCAGCCACAGGTAGCGCACATTACTTCTTCTTTGCCTTACATGTCTTGCAGGTACCACAAGTGCAGGCTTTAGCCTTAGGCTTGCCTTTACCAAATCCTGGCTGACCTTTTTTCTTTCCACATCCACATGTTGCGCACATTACTTCTTACCTGCTTTCTTTTTCTTTTTTAGGCCCTTAAAATCTTCTCCGGTTATTTCGTTCTTGGGCTTGGCGACACCGGCAATTTTCTTTTGTTTTGGGGACAGCTTCTTAACCATTATTTTTTACCTTTCTTAGGTTTAGCAACTTTGTCTTTTCCTTTACCTGCAGGTACACAGTTTGGCACTTTTTTACCGCCTTTGGTCTTCATACCTACCTGTACATACCCTTCCCAACAAGGACCTTGAGCAGCCACTACTTGCCCCCCTTATGTGGGTTTTTTCTATGCCAAGCTCTGGTAGCTCGTTCCCCGGCTTTAACGGTTTTAGCTCCAGCTTTCTTGGTTAGGTTAATCTTATCATTTTTTCCAGCTTTAGCGCTAGGTGGGTGATCTACTACAACATCGCCCTTTTTAGTTTTCTTTATGGAGTGCTTTACTCCGCTAACTGTAATTTTAGCCATTGTCGGTCTCTTTCTTAAAGGTAAGTATCTTTAGGGCCGTGTGGTGAATATGTAGCGTATTGCTGAAATTGTGGGTCATTTATTAATTCTTCTGGGTTTACTTGATAGCAGTCTATATCAAACAAGGTGTAGTCGTCTGTAATAATTCCCTTTGGAAGCACTCTCTTAGGAGTAAACACTTGATTTTTAAAAACAATTCTATCGCGTAAGTAGGCGTCTGGATTTGTAGGCAGGTACTGTAATTGAGGGATAGGTAGAGACTCCCCTCCCGATAAAGAAGAGCCGTCAATAACGTCCATGTTAATAGTAATGCTAAGAACGTCTGTGTTGTAGAAACCACGTTCATTTTGAACAGTTACGCCTTGAGTAAGGGTTGCGTTAATAACCGAAATAAGGTTAGGGCCTTCCCAACGTCGTCCCCCACCACTTCCTGAAAAACCTACATCGTAGATCGGGTCAACTACTGTGAGGTCGGCACGGTATAGCCACCACTCAATGTCATAGCCAACGGTACGAACTATTTCTTTAGTGGTGCCCGAAATAATTGATGACCGCTCATGGTTGATATTAAACCGACCGATTACCTGTTCTCCACGCATAACAACAGTTTATCCTACTCAAACCAATTTACAATGGCATATCTTGTCCCACCTGTAACCGGGTGAATTTTGTGGTTGTACACGTAGTTAGCGGCAAAGACAATGGCTTGATTAGCCTCTGGTTTGATCTTTATGCCAAATCGAGGGAATTCAATCTCCCCACCCTCATAGTCATCATTTAAGTATTAGGAGATGGAGAAGGTTCTTGGG